GGAGACCGTAGTTCCCGAAGCGTTATGCTGCCAGTCAGGGAAAATAGCCCGAACACGAGAAGTGATCGGACCAAGATCGGCAGAAGTAAAGACTGCATCTTCAAGAGTCCGATAGTACCTGCCGCCCTTTGCAGAGACAACTGACCCCCGCTTGACCGTGACAGCAGTGCCCCCAGATGTCCGGTAGAACTCCACGACCCCTTCAGAGTACCCGGGACCTCTTGCGTAGGCTGCCAGCAGCCCTGTAGCCGTGTTGTAGCTAGCGGTAGACACCCGAGCGAACATGGCCGCGTAAGCTTCCAGCTGCTCGTAGCCCTGCCCAGCTTTCAAACTTGCGACAAACTCAGGGTCCAAGACCTTTGGCATCAGCCGCAGGAAGTACTCTTGGTCGAACTCGGAGAATCCGGAGTCCGCTGTAGGTGCCACTGGTCCTACAGGAAATATCGGGATGACAGGGACGTACCCCGTGTCCGTAGGAGCGTTGACCAACGTGTACGGCCAAGACTGGTCTAGCTCTGTCGCAGCGTTGTCTACAGCGTAAACAGAGACTGCAGGAGAATCAGGCCATACCGGTCCGCGCCGGAGAAGATAGCGGTGGCCATCAGTGATTGCACTACGTGAAGACAGTGACGCATAAGGCTCCGTAAAATTTGTACCATCGAATGCCAGCTCCTCCAGTTCCATTCCCGGAAAAGCCACAAAAACAAACACACGCTGCAGGGCCGGTATTCCCGTAACGTCAAAGCCCAATACCTGCGTCTCCAATATAGTAGACGGGCTGGTAGGACTGATGTTAGCGACAACAGGAGCCATTAACTACCTACTTTACAGAAGGTAGTTGAAGTCCGCAAAACCTCTCCAGGCAACTGTTGAATGTCTCCTGTAGGACTAATGACTTCGTTGCCTGTGTAATACACACCAGGAATACGCTGAATGATGCTGCGAATGTCTTGGAGACGAAGCATCTGTCCGGGGTCCAGATTGTTGATGTACTGAATTAAAGCAGTCCGAACGTTCGCCGTTACAGTCTCTTCATTAGAACCAGAAGAGAAAGTAAGCTCTATTCTGAGGGCTTGAAGAGTAACAGCAGCAACAGAGACCTGAACCCCGACACCGGCAGCTCGCCATTCCGTCAAGACCTGATCTAGCTGATTGGTCAGTAGTGCCTGTTGCGTAGCGTAAGCGCCCGGGATCGTTGCAGACGTAATCAACTGCTCTGTAAAGCTATCAGCGACTACAGCTTGGACGTAGCCAATCGGCCGACCCAGAGTGTCCAAGTTCTCGAAGACGTTGGCCTTTACGACTCCGGGGACGGACAGGATGGCCTGTTCGATGGCTCCCAGTGTCGCCCGACGAGCAGCAAGATAGCGAAGACGGTATCGAAGAGCATAGTCCGAGTCGTTTTCCCGGTCCTCTCCACCGAAGGTGGCTGCTGTGTTGGTCACAGTCATGCCACTGGTAGGAGCACCTGTAATCGTGGACGTGATGTTGTTGATCTTCAGTGCGGAGGCTTTCTGAGAGAAGCCTGCCAGTACCGAACGGATCGGTACCCGAGCGGTGGTCGCACCTACAGCTACCGGAAAGTCTCCGACAGTAATGAACTGTACGTTGTCAGAAGTAGACAGAGTGGTCCCATCGGGGATGGTGAACGCTCCTGTAACTGCAGGAGAGAAGCTGAAGTTAGCGTAGCCAAACGACGGAGATGCCTGCTTCCGAATCAGATCCGGATAACGGTCAATGACCAACCGGTCGAGGGCTGCATCCCGAGCAGTACCTACGTAGAGGTCCCCGCGGATCTTGGCTAGCTGTCCGACACACTCGTCGGCCATGGCGGAAGCCGCAGCAAACAAGATGTTCAGGTCCGAGCCTTTGCGATCAATCTCCGACGCGGACAAAAGCCCGTTGCGAATCAGAGCTTCTGATTTGCCAATGCGAAAGATGTCGAAGAACGCCGGAAGGTCCATAGGTTTAACTGGAGACTAGTGTAGTCTCGACTTCTCCATCAGGTGTCTGTGCCCGTACGTGAATAGACAACTGTCCCGCACTCAGCTCCAGTTTAGCAGTTGCAGACAGCACTCCCGGCTCTTTCAAAACTTCCTGCTCGATATTTACTTTCAGAGCAGGCAGAGAGGACGCCCTCAGACCCTCTTTGACCTTCAAACCTTGTCCGAAATCGTCCGGGTTCAAGTGGTAGTAAGCTCCAGGTAGCGTCGTCAGACGCCTGTAGATGAGCTTGCGGAGAACATCCTCGGTAAAGATACGAGTATAAGTCCCTGCCGTGCTTGTGTTTAGGGCTCCGGCCAAGACGTTAGTCTGCTCGAAGTCCCAAGCACCACGAGGCTCGTTCACTGCAGTAGTCGGCAGCACTCCGGGGAAATCCGCATATCGAGGAGCAGAAATCACTACTCCCGTGGCTGCAGACAAGAGAGTTTGGGACTGGACCCTGTGTTGGTAGTTCCTAGACGATAGCGGCTCCCGGAGAAAGATCTGGAATCTACGATCTGTGATCTTGAGAACACCAATAGGGGTGAACGTTCTGGAGCCATCCACACGTTCGACAGTCCACGAAGACGGGTTCAGGGCATCTCCTGCGGACAGCACAGACCGGGCACGAGGAGGACGTGAAAGAGTGACAGTGACAGAGTGCGTGGTGGTTGCCACAGCCCCCTGAACACTTAGACGAGGGTCTGCTCCATACGGAGTAAGCCCCCACTCCCCAAGTCCGTAGCTCAAGTTACTTCCCCTTCCGAGCCTTGTAGCGAGCTAGCAGGTTCCGGCCCTTTGCACAGATACGTGCAGCAGCTTCGCGGGTCTTGGGTACGGGCTCGCCCCAAGCACGCGCAGTAAGCGCCTGTCGGGTCGGAGAGCCGTCCGGCTTGGTCAGCGGGGGCATCTTGGCTCTACAGTAAAAGCGAGCCGCCCAAGAGCCTTTACGGCGCATCTTCTCGGGAGTGTCCGCAGCCCCCTTCACACCGGGCTTGAGGTTGGCACCCTCCTTGCGCTTGTAGTGAGCGCGACCAGCAGCCGTAAGACCCCCCGAAGGGTCCTTCCGAGGCTTCACCAACATGGCTCTCTTTAGTTTCATTTCAACTCTACTTTTGTAGCACGAACGTCGGGTACTGTCGGGGACGGTTCAGGCGGTGTTCCAGACGGGCTCAGCGTTGCGGGTGTTGTCAACGCAGCAGCTACAGGACTTACGTATCCGTGCACATGCGCATCAGCCCAGCTCTTCAGAGAATCCAGATAAGACTTTAGGGTTTGTCCTTTGGCGGCGGGCTCTGTTCCAGAGACATCCGACAGGAAGACTTTTCCGGAGTCTACAATGACGTTAGCGTTCCCCGAGCCTTCAACCTTGATCGTAATGTTTGCCCCTTCTGAAACGTAGATCTCGTATGGAGTGCTAGGTTTGCACCTGAGAATAACCTTCTCCGCCTGTTCGTAGAGACCAGCTTCCTCGCCCGTGAGGGCAGTACCTTGCTGTTCTGCAAAAGGCTTGTCTCCTGCAGACCACATACGGGAGATGATCACGGGACCTGCGTCTGTGTCCCCTTCGGGGATTGCGATGAGTACCGTGTCTTCTTCTTGGAGTGGAACGTGCTGGCCAAACAAGTTGCCAGCGTAGGCAGTTCCTACAGTGGCTGTATCGTTGTCCTCGTGCAGAAGGTAGGTAATGTCGGCAAACACACCGTGCTCCGGGTCCACAAGAACCCTGTCCACAATGCCGAGCGTGAGATGTACACGTGGGTCAATCCCCGGCCGTGAGACCAGAGATGCCAGACGGCTGGGATCTATGTTTCTGCGAGTCACTGTCGCCACCTCGACATAGCTCTTTCCATCTGGGACCGTATATCAGTTTCTCCGGCTGCTCCGTCTCTACGAGCTTGCACTTCTTCTGCTCCCGAAGAGCTAATCCGTTCCGCGTTAGCAGGTTGCGGAGTTGCGGAAGTCGTCGATGAGTTAGCAGTCCCCGTGCGGTTTGCTACGCGGGTTCCGGAGTGTCGGCGGGCATTGGCCAGTCCCTCCCGATCCGTTTCTCCCCAGCGGTAGATGATGTAGTTCTGTACGTCTGCCTTGACTGTGACCTCTTCGTAGCTCCAGTCGAAGTTCACAGAAGACACCATGAAATAGCGTAGTGCTCCCATGATGTTGCCCCGTGCAGTGGCAACAATTACGCGAGCAAGTCCTGTGTTTCCATTCAGATGCCGTGCGACTTGAGCAACAGACTCCGCATACGGCAACTGTGCTGTAGCATTCAGAGTAGACACAATCGGGGCATTAGAGTCTAGGCGGCTGGCGTCTACAAGTAGCTCGATGGGATCTCCCACTCGCAGACGGAGCAAGTCGGGGTCCGCGTTGGTCCCTCCGAAAGAAGTTACACGTGAGGCTTCGATGTCTCCAGACATCTCTTGGCGACCAATCTGCTCGTAGAAAGACTGGGCAATCTGCGTAAGACGTGCGAGAGATGCTACTCCGGGGACGCGGTAGGTGCGGATCTCCTGAGACTCCTGGCCTCCAAGAGCATCACGAATAGGAGTCCACCCCACGCCCTGCGCACGGGCCTCCCGCACGGTTCTGGGGGGCCACACAACCTGAAGCATCTGCCGCCTCCCACGAGCCCCTGAGCCCGTGTTCTGAGCCACCACGCGGATCGAGTGCGGCTTGTTTACGCCCGCATACTTCCGAGCGATCTTCATGCTCTGGATATCACGGCCCCAGACCAGACGGCGGATTCCCCAAGCATCCTCTCCGAGTTCCCGCCGTCGGTTAGGACGAAAAGGAGTCTCCATAGGCTGTCCAGACCGGTCTCTAGCGATCATGTTGAACAGCGAAGGGGCGTAGCGAATTTCCAGATTCCTGCCTACAAACTTGGGGACAGCACCGACCAGATAACACATGCGTGTAATTAGGTCCCAGAAGTTCATGCTGTTGGAAGCGCCGCCAGCGTTGGCCCCTTGTCCGTTAGCCCCCCGACGATTACGAGGTAGTACAGCCTCGTCCCCAGGACCGAGCACCTTCTGGTCGGGCCACTCCTCCGGGTATACACGCACCTGAATCTGCTCTCTGGTAGGGAGATGTCGGATTGTGTCGTGTTCCGCCAGAATCTGCTTGATTACAGTCTGAATAGGTACGTTCAGCTGAATACGAGACAAGATTGTAGACCGGCGTCGGCGACGAGAGGGCATGCCCTGTCTCGTGGGGTTTGCCTCGTCGTAGACATCTGCAAAGGAAACAAGCGGGGAGTCCAACAAAAGCCCCCGAAGATCTCTGCCTTCGATGTGAACTTCTGCTCCGTCTGCTCCGAACTCTACAGTCCAGTTGTCTGCAGGACCAACCATGAGCAAGTTGTCGTCGATAGGAACGTTGTCGTCTGTCCGAGTAACAAGAATAGACCTGCGGTTGCCATTCGGGAGAGTTCGCCGCATGCCTTCTGCAAAGTCGGATGCAGAGACTGTTCCGAGGTGAATCTCTGCAGAGCACGCTACAACTGTACGAGGATCAATCGGCAGTTCCCGGTAGTCAAAGACCAGCTTGTATGTAGCAGCTTGGGTATGTCCCTGGAGGTTGACAGAGCACTTCTTGGGTACCCGGTTCATTACAAACGTGCTGGAATCACTCTGGTTGACGAGAAACTCAGTCTGCTGCCCGGATTCCTCCTGCACGCGGACCTGTAGCTTGCTCTCAAAGATAAGCGTCAGGTTGACCACGCAGCTAGGGTAGAAAGACTCCGTACCAAGAACTGTCACAACTGTGCCTCGTCTTCCGGCTGATCAATGCGCGGAATTGTAATGGTCTGTCCCGGATACAGCTCGGTAGTATCCAGACCGTTGAATAGCATTAGAGCACGCCACTGAGTGGGCGTACCATAATACAGTTGAGACACGTAGCGAAGATCGTCCCCTTCCCTGGCACGGTACAGACCCAACGCCCGCTCCGGAGTAGCCTCGAAGTACCTACGACGTGCTTCTGTCTCATCCTGCACTCTGCGGAGGTCTGAGACCGTTTCCCTAACGTAGAGCTGGGCCTTCATCACCTCTTCCGGATCTAAGGCGTCCAAAGCTGCCTGTTCCGCAGCCGCAAACCGGCTTTCGGCACTACCGCTGCTAGTCCCGATGTAAGAACCAAACGGAATAGCTCTCCGGTAGTCCTCAAAGACTCCTGCCCACCCGTCAGCTTCTGTTTTGTCTTTGATGTTGAAAGCAGTTTGAGCAATACCGCCGAGAGTGGTCTGAATCTCAGACGCTGCGCGGATAGGAGAAGCCTCGTCGATCAAACCTGTAACACTCTGATCAATGGAGTAGGAAGCATCCGCAATCCTGTTTAGGAAGTTGCGATATTCCTGCATGTACTCCGACATCAAAGCACGAGGAGTGTCGATAATCCGAAGCGCGTTTCGCAACAGGCTACGAAGATTGGAACCGATCTCGCGCTGTCCGGCAGGGGGACCAAACTCCGGAGACTCTGGTACTCGATCTTTAGAGACCCAGGCGAAGTTGGCAGACCACTCGCAGTCGTGAATGTTGTGCCACTTCTGAGAGAGTTTCTTGAGATACCCACGACGGATTACGTAGCCCCACTGGACCTCCAGCAGCTGCCCTTCCGTGCGGACAGAGTCCAGCAAACTAATAGCGTCCACAACAGAAGTTACTGGAGTGCCCGACGTGCCCGGAGAGAAGTTTCCGAGTGCCCCACCGTTGGCTCCGGGAGTACGGGGCTGGACCAGAATGATTGGGGCTTGCCCGGGACGCTCCGCAAAAGCTGTCGAGTAGTTGAGGTACTTGTCTTTCCAAAATCCCTCGATCTGAGTTTCCCCCTCCATGGACCCCATGACTGTGCCGTAGCCAATGGGATTGCCTGCAGGATTGGTGATCTTTACCCGTTGCTCACCCTCTAGGGTCAAAGGACGATAGGGCAAACCACGAGCAACAAGAGTGATCGCACGACGTCGACCCCCTAGTTCCCTGATCGTGAATGCCGGAACCTCTGAAATCGCCATGACAACAGTCTATCACCCATTCGAGAACGCAGGAGCAAACCCGCTAGAGAGGCGCTGAGAGGCCATCGACTCCAAGTCACCAACAAACGCCGCAGCAACACGTTCAGGACTAAACCCGTCCGCAAACTTCTGTGTGATGTCGAAGCGGCTGTATCGAAAGTCTTGGTGCACAGAAGGACGTCGTGCATCAGGAGCGTGGGGCCGTAGCGTGCCGTCGAACGCAGTGTCCTGCTGGTTAGCACGCAGAGAGTTCTGCAGGTTCTGAGCCCAGTCCGGCATACTCGCTTGGAAAGCGTCAGAGAAGTCGCCAAACAGATTGGTAGCTGTAGCGCGCGGGTCTGCATCGCGACCTCCACTGCCCTCGTTGGCCTCTTCTCCGCCAAGCCAGTCCATGAATCGACGCAGAGCAACGTAGAACTGCTGCAGCGCGGAGACCACCTGATGGAAGTCCTGAGTGCCGTCGCTAATCTCTGAATCCAACATGCCCAAAGCGCGTGCGATGTCGATGATGGGCCGAAGGAAGATTTCGTACAGAGCCCAGCCTACGGGGCGGAGAAGCTGGTAGGTAATCGCCAACATGTACCCAAACTTCGTGAGCTCCTGTCCGACGAAGACAACCATACCCAGCATCTGGTCTGTAAACGCTTGGGCTATCCAGCTTACAGCGGTAGCAAGCATGCTAATCCCCTGAAAGACAAACGGGAGTGCGTGGCTGATCGCGACTGCAGCAAAGGTCATTACAGCGTCGTACAGCTGCCAGAGGGACACTGCCAGAGGCGCCATTACGGACAGAACATTCCCGATCATGGCGAAGAACTGCCCGAGTATCTCGCCTCGGTTAGCTCCCATGAAGATACGTGCGAACAGCCCTGGCAGGATGAACCCAATAGGTCCCATGGATGCTAGGAAGCCCCGGAACAAGATGGCAGGAATCCAGGTAAGCAGGAACGTGACAATGGCCGTGCCGTGATTAGACATGATATTGGCCAGACTGTTTGCTCCTGCGCGAGCACCGACTCCGGCACCTCCCATCATCTCCCCTGCGCGTTGTCTCCAGGCTGGCAGGTTCTGCGTTACCATGTCCCGCAGAGCGCTGCCCATGGCCTGTAGACCATTGACTACTCCGTTAAGTCTCGCGGCAAAAAACAGCATCCTCTCCCCGAAGTCGGCCATACTGGTCGCCATCGCAGGGATACGGTCTGCAAACGCTTTGATTCTGCTTGCCAGAGCGCCCGTAAAGAACTGAGCAACGATCAGGAACCGAGGACCGAAGTCCCCCATCACACCGTTCATGGTGTTGATGGTGTGCTTCCAGGCGTCGAACAGGGGCTCTGTTGCCCCCAGGTACAGCTCATGCCGCAAGGAGTTGAAGGTACCCATGGTCGCCTCAAAGGCATCGCCAGTTGCGTCCATCTGTGGACGCAACTGTTCTGCGATGTCCTCAAGGACTTGTACCTTCTGTACCTGAGTTAGGGCATTGAACTGCGAAGCCCCGATGCTGCGCCCGTTGAAGCGGGCGTACTGGCTCCAGGACTCGCTCCAAGACCTGTCTACAGCGTGTACACCTACTGTAAGGGCCTGCGTAAGATCTCTAGCTGCCTGTCCTGCGTCAATACCAGAAGAGATTGCTCCTGCCTGAAGCATGGATGTAAGGTTTACGGCCCTGCCAAGATTCATCCCCCGAACGCGAGACAGGTGCGGCAAGTTCTGGGAGAACGACTGCATATAGTCGTTCATCTCTCCGGGGAGGATGGCTGCCATCCTCCCCATCTCCGCTACTACACCGCGGGATGTGGCTCGGGCGTTGTTAAACTGCTGCTGGTAAACTTGGGTAAAGCGCTCTGCTCTGGCGGCAGCAGTAGCCCCAGGCATGGAAGCAGTAATCTCCCGATTGATCTCGGCAACCGACTGTCCGACGTACTGGTATTGGCGGAGTGAACGGGTCACATTGTTGATCTGCTGCTCACGCCCAGACCATGCGGAGGATGCCGCCTGTAGAGGGGCGATCATGCCTGCAAGAGACGCCTGCGCTGTCTGAGCGATGATGCTGACGGAAGCTAGACGCTGCCCAAAAGCTACCAGCTTGGACGTGGCTCCGCCGTCCACGACACTCAAGTAGTATGATAGCTGTTGGGCTAGCTCGAACATCAGTCTTCGCCGGGTTTACCGTTCTCCTCTTGGATCAGGTTTCCAATGGCACGACTAAACTCTAGCGCATCTGAGATTGGCATTTCCATAATCTCAGAGAGGGGCTGTTTTCCGTATCGACACATGAAGGCTACACGCTTCCAAAGGACCTCTTTACGCTCCTCTACTCCACGCTGCTTTCCTGCGTAGACAAGCGCTGCGTAGGGAGCTACGCGACCTTCGCGCTTGCCGATTTGAGAAAACCCACGGCATCAGTCCCCCTGGGCTGATTCACGTTCGCATATCCCTGTGCCAGCAGTGAGCGTCCCTTGGGACCCAGCCTGTCCATGAGGATGTCGATGGACTCATCCGCGGTGGACACCTTGTAGGTAGTGCCGTCGAGGTCCACAGCGCAGACAACGCACTCCTTGACGAGCTCGTTGATGAGGGTACCTCCGTCGCCATTGGCACGGGAGATAGCGCGAGACTCTGCAGAAGCCTTCAGCTCCCGGAGGGTCACGGACTTGTACCCGATGTCCATCTGGAGGTCTTCCGGGAAGGTGAACGTCACCTCGACCGGCTGCCGGTACGACTTAGGATTCAGCTGATTGTCAGACATGTTCTTTCCTTGCCTTGGTTGGAACTAGACCTGCCCTATGCAGATCAGGTGAGAATAGCAACTGCTTCCGAACACGCACCCTCAAGCTTGAGAGTCACGTAGTCGGTACGCGAGTTGGTGTTCACGGGGAACGGACCGAACTCTACGTCGTTAAACGAAATTACTGCCCGGTCGCCGTTAGGCCACGTAAAAGAAGTCTTCACGTTGATACGAACGCCCGGAGTGCGCCGCTGCGCCTTGTCGATTGCCGTCTTGATCAGCTGAAAAGCGGCGTTGTTTGCAAGGTGCATCTCCATGTCGAACTTGATGCCCTTGAAGACCGAGTCCTTGCGGTTTGAAGTTTCCCCAAGGTAACCCTCATCCTTCAGCTCTAGTTCGTAGTTAAACGAAAAGCTGCGGATAGCATTGATCTCTGTCTGTGGGGCAGAGTTAACAACGATGATCACGCTTGTGTTCTGTCCAAGAATTCTCTGGGCCATTCTACATCACCTGTTTTCTTTTTCAGAACCTAGCACACAGACAAGAAAATCGCCCTGCCTTTCGGCTACCCGCGGGCCACGGGCTTGGGGTCCAGGGCAAGGAACAGAACCCCCAGACCGCGAAGCAAGCTCAGCTAGCCGTCACCGTGATGGCATCCGGGCTTACCTCAGACTGGCAAACAATCACATCAAGGGTCGGCAGCATGCGCACCACACTCTTGATGATCCAGATACCCTGCGCCGAGAGCGCGGGAGTATTCGGAGACTTGTCGTCTACCGAGTAGCTCTCAATCCGCTGTGCTTCCGGGTTGTTGTCCGAGAGCAGATCCTGATAGAAAGCCACTGTCTCCGACAAGAGGCTGTCCTTGATCGACTGGCGACCAAGCATCTTAGACATCTGGTTGTAGCGGGCAGCCAGAGAGTCCTGGATGAAGTCTGCCATCCGGCGACGGTTGATGTTCTTCTCTCCGGAAGTCAGGGACGTAGTAATCCCAGACTGGAGAATGGGACCAACTACGCGATCCATTCGGAGCGCGCAGATACCTGCCTGCTTGAACAGGATGTAGTCCGACATGTCCAGCGAAGGAGTGCCTCGCTGATAGCCGATGATCGGACTGAAGATGGTCGGTACAGGCTCTGCAGCCTGTCCAGGGTTCAACTCAGGCTGAAGGTTCGACAGCAGACAGGCTACCCAAGTGTCCATCGACACATCAATGTAGCCATCGTCCGTAGTCGTACCGTCCGAGCAATCAACCTCGGTACCGACAAGCTCCGGGATGAACGTGCGGCAACCGGGCCACGAGTAAATCCCCCGCTCGTTGCGGATAGCACCACCGCCGGTGCCTCCCACGCCAGGAGCAGCCGCCGAGAGGATGGTCGACTTGGTAAGAGTTGTCAGCTTCGGAGAGATGACATACATGCGGGACATGCCACGCTGCGATGCCGACAGGCAGTGCAGACGTAGGTGGCTCTGAATCGTGTTGTCCTTACGTGCGCAGGTAACCAGCGAGATCGAGTTTACAGGCTCTATGTCGTTGAGAAGAGCGTTAAAAGCGTCGATGTAGCGGGTCCGGAGCAACGAGGTAGTCGTCAGGTTCGGAGCGTGTACTGCGGCATCGTAGGTAAGCGCCCCGGTCGGGTGCGTTACTCCAGTAAGGCCCGAAAGCTCATCCCAGACAGCCCCTGTAGGAGCAGTGGGAGTCGGGTACGCTGCAAGGGCTGTAGCAGCCGAAACAGTACCGGTAATCGGGCGAGCAAGCACCGAGTAGCCTGCCGGAGTTGCAAACACAGTCCCCGCTCCAGAGTCTGCGTCCGCACCGCGATGAACGCGATAAGCCAGAGTAGTTCCTGTGGCCCAGTCTGTACCCGAGGTAAAGTTGACGCCATCCATGCGCTGTACAGTCAGCACAGTTGCGGTGACTGCGGTGATGCGCAAGGTGTTTGCACACACGCGGTTCTGCGACAAAACAGTCGCGTTCAGCGAGCCGACAACAACAACGTCCCCAATCGCAACGCCGTTAGTTACAAAGTCGCCCGTAGCGCTGGTAATAGTTACCGTGGCACTGGAGGCCGCGGTGGTTACGCCGTCTAGGCCCACAACACGCGGGGGAGTTCCACTAAAGTCCACAGGAGCTGCCGTGATAACGCGGTCTGTGCTGGCCCGGAACTCCGAACCCGCCTCAAGACGTACGGCAACCCCGGGAGTAATCGGGGTTGTGTCCGTAGCGCTTGTGTTGGTCGGGAGCTGACGCCAGCAGCGGACAGCGTACTGCGTAGTCCCCGAAGCCGGACGAACAAGGTCTACCGGGCAGACTACGAGACGGGAGAAACGCTTATTGCGAACCTCAACAAAGAGGTTGCCCATCTCATCGCCGAAGTCACCAAGGGTCGAATCGAACCCACCGATCTTGTCGAGGAGATCCGAACCGCCGTAGACTTCCCGCACGCGGAACGAAGACACAACTTCGCCAGCTGTGTTTACCGTGCACACAGACGACATGTTGGTGGCTTCGCCGACCACACACACGACGCCGTAGCTAGCCCCGCTAATAGGACCGGGAGAGCGCTGGTCGACAATGACCACACCCTCAATTGCGTTGAGCTCTTCCGTCCCGGGGAAGTAGCCATACCGTCGTACAAAGCCAGCTCCGGCCATTTATGCTTCTCCTAGTTTCTACAATCTACTTCTGTTGTTACGCAAAGTCTACCAGTGGCTTTGCTTTCAGTTCTGGCAGCGTCAGGAACTGCGCATAAGGTGTCTTGGCTCGAAACTGCATCACAAGCTTACGATAGCGGCGCTGATTGTCCGCTTCGTTGTCTTCGTACTGCATACGAAGCAGCAGAAAATCCGCCCGAAGATTGTGATAGTAGGGCATCTCCAAACGAAAACCTGTCATCCAGTTTACGGGGTTGGAAGCATCCTCCAAAGCCATCAAAGCATTTTCACGATGCATGTCTTCGTTTGTCCAGACATGCACGGTGAGCTCCATCGACACGTCCCCATTGATATACAGCCCACCTTTAGGAAACTGCTTCACGAGGTACTGCTCAAAGGAGCCCGTGTCCGAGTCGTACTCAATGTTTCCATCTACGTATACAGACGCTGCAGGGTAGACAGCCTTGTCTTCCGGCTCCGCTTTCATCTCCCGAACTACAGAGAATGAAGTGTGTTTGCCTCCGTCGATGGGGAACGTGATGTCCCTAAGATAGTCGGCAAGAGCCCGAACTGCTGCTCGGACAGAGCTCACTTCCCGGTAGTCGGACACTGCTTGCTTGTCGTTTGGCTCTGTTACCAGCCTTGTTATTAGGTCCATGTGATCTCCCCGCCAGAGTCGTACAGCCAAACAGGTATACCGGAAGTCTCTTGCTAAACCTCAACAGAGCGTAAGCCATGGCATTCTTGCCAAAGCGCAAAGCATCCGATGCAATGTATGTAACCTTGGGAAGCTTCATTTCAGGTTTCTTGATGCCAGCTGCTCGACCTCTTGTCGAATGCAGGTCTGAAAGATACCCCGAATCTTCTGTGTAGACTTCTTGATAATGTTGCGGGGAGCGAAGCGGACACCTGTACGCTTGTTTATCCGCCACATGATCATTCTTGCAAGCTTACGAGGAGTATTCGCGCGTGTGTACCGAGAGGTAAGTCCCCGAGACCGAACCCACTGCTCAAACATGTCGAGCGTGAAAGAGTGACCTCGCTCGTTCTTCCCCAAGTACAGTCTTTTGGCTCCGGCACCTACTCCGTTTTCAACGTAGGGGGAGTAGATTCTCTTGTTGATGATGGCTATTTCCATCGAGGGCCTGTCTGGAATGATCTCCCAAGCCTTGAGGAAAGCACCCGACGCTACTGCACCCTTGTTGCTGCCTCCAGGCTTCGCAGGAGGAGCATCCAGTGTGTTCTTAGCCAAGACAGCAACAGCTTCCCGAGCAGCTTTGTCCATTGCGCGAACAAGCGCAGGACGCAGAACTCTCTGCTTGAAAGCCTTTTCGTAAGCTCCAAGATTCCCTGAAGTCTTGGAGATGTCGATGTCTTTACGAAGAGACATTACCGACGACCTTTACGTCCTCCGCGCTTTGTGTGGACCTTTACGCGCTTACGAACCTTGCCGACGTTTGTAGGTTTCATCCTGGCGAACCGTTGGCCTCTCTGTCGTTGCCCGACCTTAGCAAGCGCACGGTCCACTGTAGACGTGTAGCCAAGTAGACAGGCGCCCCCTGAATCATGTACCGACGTCTGATTTTGGCATCGGAGTCTCCCCGAGAAAGACTAATCTCCCAAAAGAATGTCTCGTTGCTCGGGATGGCAGCTCCGTTGGAAAGATCGCCTGTCAGCTGTGTCTCTACGTAACGAGGACTAATCTCCGTGACAGTTACAGCACCCTGCTCGTCGGTTCCGATGTCCAGCAAGGTGCGTTGCAAACCTCCCATCTCGACTTTTGGAGTTGGGAGCACCTCCTCTTCGGAGATAACAGACTCAACACCTTCCCCACGTTCACGTCCGGACCAGCGTGTGCGAACCCAGAAGACTCGATAAGGACGTGCTCCAAGGTCGGAAGCTAGTTGACGGATGTCGTCAATGCAGCCATCCATGAACCCGCCAAGAAGCGTGTCCTTGTAGTCCTGATCCAGAATTGGTCCGGTCTTACAGCTCATCGACGTACCCGAATGTTACCCTGTCCCTGAAACATCTCAGCGTAGGGGTAGTACGGCACACCAAGAGTGTCCGACAGTCGCTTGGCCCAGTAGATGTACTCCCGACGAAGCAAGTCCGTAGAGGTCATCCCAGACTGCGCTCCGCGCATCTTGATGTCTCCAATAGACTCTACAGTCAGGTAGCAAGCAGCCTTGAGCATCTTGGTCTCAAAGCCATCTAGAATGCCGAGTAGCTGCCGGACACGCTCTGCCGAGTACTGAGTCTGGCTGCTCAGCGCTGCCTCCAGAAGGAACGCACCCTGCATGGGAATCACCATGCCCATTGCGTAGACACTGACAGCTGCGACCTCTGGAAAGCCCAGATGGCGCCTACATCGTGCTTTCTCGTCTTCTGTTAGCAGTGCCGACATTACAGAGTCTTCTCCTCCAGCGGAACCTTCTGCTCCATCAGACGCTTAGCGATGGCTTCGCTCTTTACAATCTTACCCTTAGCAACAGTGACAAGCGCCCCGTTAAGTGCGGCTCGTCGCTCTTCCAATACAACCCAGTACTTAGTCTTCAGAAGAGGCAATGCAGACAAAGCGCTGCTGGTTGTGTCTACAGCATCTGCAAGCTTCGACAGTGCTTCGGCTGCTGCAGAGATTCCGGGAACTGTCTTCTCCGGATCTGCATTGAAAGACAGAGTAATCTCCTTCTCTGCTGGAGGGAGAATGTTGTGGTGATTGTAGTGTTTCTTCGGCCTGCCCATACGAAAACTCTAGCACACAAAAGAAAAGGTCCCCAGGGCTACAACCTCCCAGGGACCTTCCCCACTCTTGCCTGCTTTCAGTGAGTCTTAGTGATCAGGCAGCAGTTACAAGCGGTTCCGTCACGCCGCGGTACCGGTATTGAGCGATAGAAAACGCTTGAAACGTGCGCTGTCGCCAGTCGAGGCATCCGTGCGGCAGACCCAGTCGCCGACAAAGCGCCACGAGGTAGCAACCATGTCCTGCAGGCGGTTGAGGGGCGCCCGCATGATGAGCTTGATGCGGTCCGCGTTGATCTCGACACCGTTGTTCGAGACCTGCACGTCGCCCATCTTGCCCGTGATACCAGCCTCGGTAAGGTACATGGCCGGATCCTGGAAGTACTCGAAGATGCCGCCGTAACCCGAGAAGAGGATACGCTGAACCTCCATGCCGGTCGTGGTGCCGTCTGCAGTCAGCTCAGGAGCGAAAGGGTCCTCCTGGCTGAAGGTTGCACCGTCGTACGGGTCTACCGTAAGAGGTGTGGGGGCCTCGTTGTTCTGCACGAAGGCTACGTTGAGGATACGACCCACAACGAAGTCCTGATACATGTAGTTCTCCGGACGGCCAGTGAGCATGCGCTGGATCTCGGTATCAGCGAGAAGCTGCGACTCAGACACAGGGCCGATGTGGGCATGGTAGTCCCCGTCGGGATGACGCGGGATGTTGTTCCGACGAAGCCGGGTAACCATGTTACGAATGTCCTGCAGACGGGGCAGATCCGTCACGTCAAGATCGTCCACGCGATTGCCACCGCCCACGAAGAGGGTGCCAGAGCGGTCCACCGAGAGCACTGCATCACGGTCGGCCCAGTTGGCAGCCGAGCTCAGAGTCAGCGTACCCGGACCAAGCTCGTCGCCAGCGGTATCGGGAGTGTAACCAATCACGTTGCGAGCGGTCCCGCCGACCGTAATAGCGAGCGGGTTGGTACTCGACACCTGATCGAAGCGGACACGCGAACCGTTCGACAGGTTCGGGTTACGCGCACGGGTAAACCCGTTGAGGCGCTTCACGCGAAGCGAAGCAGACGAGCCGCCCGAGGCCGCACCGTCAGCAACCGACCAGCCAGCCTCGGCCGCGTTGTGCATGCGGTCACGCACAAGACGGTTGAGGGTCTGTGCCGACTGCATACCAAGCTGAGCAGCGTTCTGCATCAGAAGGTCTGCAATCGCCTGCACGCTGGTGGGCATGTGCGTGTCGATGGTCGAAGCGTAGTTCTGGAGAGTCGACTCCCACTGCTCTAGCTGGTACGACACGGGCTCGGGATCAACACCCGGAGCAAGCGGCTTGCCCTTCGGGGGAATGAGACCCTTACCAGTAAAGATCTGCTGGTCGCCAACCTCACCGGGCCACGGCACCGAAACAACGTCGCCCCGGTAGATGAGCTGGGGAAACAGGGCATCGTGAAACGCTCGCTCCAGGTAACCTTCCTGGATGATCGAACGAATCTCTGGGGTCATTACGGCAACGCCGAAGTCCATTTGTTAGTCTCCTCTTTCCTTATTCTCTACTGGCAAAAGACTCACTACGCAAGTCTAGTGCCACCTTATCTCACACAAAGCCCGCAGGGTTTTTGATGCCCTTCGAGCGCAAAGCCTCAAGATACTCCGCACGACTCATCGCAGTTGCACGGCGCGCAGGCTCTTCCGAAGACCCACCATTAGGCTTCGGAGCGGACCCCGCAGGGGCTGTATTCACAGGCTGCTCTTCAACAGGCTTGGCAGTCTCTGCAGCCTGCTTTGCTGCAAGAGCCTGACGGAAGATGCTGGGCTTCTTGGTCTTCAGATCCTCAGAAAGAAACTTCTTGGGATCGAACGACTTTGCCTGATCATCCGTAAGTCCCTTGTAGGTCGTGTGAACACGCGAGATTGCATACTCGATGTCCTCGGGATTCACGTCCGACTCGTAAGCAATGTTACGAAGCTGAAGCTCGGTCTCAAGCTGAGTGATGCGCGACTTGTAGCCGCGCACCTGACGATTGAGGGTATCAATCTGAGACTGTGCTTGCGCAAGAGCCTCAGACTGGACCTTCTTACCGTCACCCTTCCCCTCTGCCTTTTGCTGAGCAGCAAACATCTCTTCGACTGTCTTAAAGCCAAGAGACATTGCTTTCTTGTTGTACGCCTCTAGGATCGACTGCCGACCGGCCTCACGGTCCTGCTTACGCTGGGCCGCGTTGTCCTTCTGTCCCTCCCGCTTGAGTGCCTGGGCTACGCTACGTGTAGCTGGCTGCTCCTCGGGCTCGGACAGCTGGACTTCCGGATCGGGAAGTACATCGTCCAGAACATCCTGCAGTTCGGTATCGGGGTTCGTATTCTCAGTTGTCATGTGTAGTTACGTCTCCTTGCCCAGACGTTTCTATCAAACCCCGGAGACCCAGTTGTCTTCGAGATCAGTGTTCGACCGCGGAATATACTCAAGTACAAACGCAGTCACAGTAGACGGGAAAGTCAGCTTCGTGCCATCGTCGGAGAGCAGGGCCAGACCCACGTTCGCACCTGCAGTGGGGCTAACGCAGCGAGCAACGTCCGCTACCAAACCGTCCGTAACGGCGTAGCTGCCTACGCTGTTGGCAGTGCCCGAAGCAGTTACGCGGAGAACCTTCACCGAAAGAATGGGCGGAAGGTTGTCCCCGGTCTCACGCTCCAGGCCCGTAATGGTTGCAGCAGCTCGGACAGCCGCGCTGGTAATGTTGATCTCCTGAGTTGCAGCAAGACCAGTCACAACCACCCGAACGGGGTTGAGCATGTTGCCCAGCTTCATCTTCTGCAGAATGGTCGCAAGCTGGTTCAGGTTCGCCTTGTTGAGAACTCT